GACGGTAGCATAATTGGTGACGGTAGCAGCATTGGTGACGGTAGCAGCATTGGTGACCGTAGCAGCATTGGTTACGGTAGCATAATTGGTGACGGTAGCAGCATTGGTGACGGTAGCAGCATTGGTTCACGTAGCAGCATTGGTTCACGTAGCAGCATTGGTGACGGTAGCATAATTGGTGACGGTAGCAGCATTGGTGACGGTAGCAGCATTGGTGACCGTAGCAGCATTGGTGACCGTAGCAGCATTGGTTACGGTAGCAGCATTGGTGACGGTAGCAGCATTGGTTCACGTAGCAGCATTGGTTCACGTAGCAGCATTGGTTCACGTAGCAGCATTGGTGACGATGTTAAAGTAAAGACACTATTTTTTAATGGCTCAAATCATTCAGTTATGTATTGGGGTGAGGACAAAATACAGATAGGCTGTCAATCTTACTCAATTGCATATTGGGAAGAAAACTTTAAAAGGATTGGTAATTCACATAGTTACACCGAAGAACAAATAAAAGAATATGAATACTATATTAATACTGTGCGTTCTTTTCATAATTTACTTAACAATTAATCTTACACAAAAATGAAAAAAGTAGATTTCACAATTAAAGGAACTAAGTTGCCTGTGATACCGAAGGGGCTTATGTACACTACTGTTGCATCTGTAAAATGGCATAAGACAACAGAATTTACATCTGGATTGCATCAGTTAAAATCAGAAGGCATTGCCACTGGATTAGAAGGTTGTATATATGCTAGTCATTTTACAACAGGTAGCAACCACTACATATTCCACTTATCCACCATCGAACGCCTAGCAGAAGAGCAAGGTATGTTGTATGAAAAGGAAACTGAAAGAGATTGGACGGGGGTGAGGTTTAGAATTTCGGCATATAAAAATTCTAAAATTTACGATTTGTTAAAAGATGAAAATAATAATTACGAAGTTAATGGATTTTCTACTTATCCCATATTTACTCAAGAGGAAGTTGATTGTATATTCACAAAAGGTATTTTGATAGAAGTAAAGGAAGAAAGCGAAATAGACAAGCGTACTAGAATGGCTGAAACATTAACTGAAAACATATTTGGAAAAGATGCTTTTGCCCCCTCCCTTCGTAACCTATTAGAAGATGCTTGCGCCCACGAAAGAAACATCAGGAAGGGTTGCCCTATGTGGAAAGGAGTTGATGAAAACGAAAGGTTGGAACAAGTAAAGCAAGAATGGAGTAAATTGGGGGAAGTGGTGGCGGTATTGCATAAACAATTAAATGAGAAAAAATGAAAATAAACAACCCACATAATATAAAAGTAGGGCTATCTGTATTTGATTATAACCTAAAAGAGTATAAGGTAGTTAGCGTAGGTAATAAATATTTTACTTGTGAAAGCGTGCGCAATAAAGTAGACCTATTAACTTTAAGAACAGTAACCCAATATCAACCACTAAAATTATATATTGATAAAGAATCTCCTATAAAAGAAAAAAGGGTGGCTGAATTATACCAAAAGATAAAAAGTCATTTTAATACTGGTTATACTCCGAAAAATTCACTTGAAGAATTAGAGGCTATTGCATTGGTATTATTCCCAAAAAGAAAAACAGATTAATTCACAATTAAACAATAAATAACATGAAAAGTAAAATAATTTTTAAGGGCAAACGAGTAGATAACGGCGAATGGGTAGAGGGATTCTACGAGTATAATAAAGACGATGATATGCACTTCATCAGGACTTATGAGAATCGGGATACGATAGAGGTTGTACCCGAAACGGTTTGCCAATATACAGGATTGAATGATAAGAATGGGAAAATGTTGTGGGAAAAAGATATTCTACAGCATAAAGAACATAAAGGGTATTTATTGCCTGATTTCAAGGCACATGTTTTATGGGTAGATGAATATGCTTGTTTTGGGTATAAAAGACTTGATTTGCCTGATTGGAATTACCCTACTTATTTTACTGAACACGATGAACTAAAATCAGATTTCTTAGATTTTTCAGAAATCATCGGCAACATTCACGACTAACCACCTACCCATGCTACTACTAACGATTGCCACAATGATAGCCTACACAGTGAAATGCTATTTGACGGCGGTAAGGATGCCGAATGATATGGAAATGTAAACCCAGTAAACGTAATAAATTATGAAACACACCTTCCCCATCGGTCACAAATTCGGTGGTAACAAGAAGAAACCTTACAGAACTAAACAAGTAGGCGTAAGAGTGCCAGAGAGCTTGCATAGTGAGATAGTTACCCTTGTTAAGCAATATGTTAAAGAAATGTTAAAGTCAAAAGAAATATTATAAAGACTATTATTTGTATTCAAAATATACATATTTTTGTGGTATCAAAGCAATTAAGCGGAGATTTAAAAAGAAAAAAAATGAAAAGTTTAGTAAGTACAACAGCAAGTAAAGTAAAATCAGTAGAAGTTAAAATGTCTAATATGACATTTGTAGTTAAATGTGAAAGCCATTTTATTATAGCTAAAAAATCAACATGGAGTACGCCAAAGTTTACCGCTATTATTAAAGAAACAGGCGAAAAATTAACTACACTTTGCGGTAAAAATTTTTTAAGAACGCAAATGGAAATGGTTAATTCAAAACCTCACTTATTTTTATCTTAACCCCCTCACAGGGCGGCTAACAACCGCCCACTAATTTAGAAAAAATGCAACAACTACGCCAAATAATACACGAAGCACGCATGCAACTACAACCACCGCCGACAGTACAGGCTATTCTAATAGTCGCAATGGCTTTAGCAATACTGTTCATTGGTGCAGCAACAGGTAATTAATTTTTAACAATAAAAAAAAGAAAAAAATGAGTACAGAAATCGTAAAGGCTACAACAGCCGAAGTATCAACAGTAACCGAGCAGGAACTTATCGGGCATCTTGAAAATTTAGGTTTAGTAAACAAACTAACCGCAGGGGAAAAAAGCACTTTTATTGCTATCGCAAAGGCTTTTAATCTTAACCCTTTTAAGCGTGAAATTCACGTTAGTAAGTACGGCGATAAGGCTAGTATAATTACGGGCTATGAAGTGTATATTAAACGTGCAGAACGTACGGGATTGTTAGACGGTTGGGAGTGTGTAACTACGGGCAGCGTTGCACAAGGTAACTTAAAAGCTACTTTAACTATTTACCGCAAAGATAGAAACCGTCCCTTTATTTGGGAGGCTGACTACAACGAATTTGTACAAAAGACAAGTAGTGGAAGTGTTACTCAATTTTGGCAAAAGGCTTCTTTTATGATAAAGAAAGTAGCTATATCACAAGGTTTTAGACTTTGTTTTAGTGATGAGTTGGGGGGTATGCCTTACACTAAAGAAGAAATGCCAGAACAATCAACAGAGGACGTTACTTATACTCCAGTAGAAGCACCACAGCCACAAATAGCGGCCAAAAAGAAGCTAACCGAAGCAAAGTATAAGCAAGCCTTAGAAGGCGTTAAAACAGGCGCAACGTTGCCAAATAGTGATGTTAGTTTCTTCACGTTCTTAACTACTGAATGCGAATTAACAACCGAGCAACTAATAGAAGTAAACGCTGCTTATCCTCTATAATTTTAACAGGGTGCAGCCTAATAACTGCACCCATAAATTAAACAAAAAAATGAAACATTTTAAATTAACATCGGAAAGTAAGGTAAACGCATTTGGCTTTACATTGTTTAGAATTGAATTAACCGTTGACTGTAAATGGGGTAAAGCGGGGGATAAAGGTGTATGGCGATGCTTTTGACAAATCACCACTTCAAATACAAGGCACTAGGCATTTTGTAAATGAGTGTAAAAAAGGTTATTTAAAAATAGGCTGTAAAGAATTTACTTTTGAATATTGGAAAGAAAACTTTGAAAGTATTGGTAAAGCAAATAACTATACCGACAAAGAAATTAAAGAATATTCATCATATATTGACTTGGCCATATCACTTTCAAAATTATAAACAAAATGCAACTACTACAACAAGAAGTAATATCTCAGTACATTGAAGAAATGCCAATAGGCAGACCACCACGCAAAGAGCAAAGCAAATGGGCGGCGAAGATTGAAATAGCAAACAATTACACGATAGAGCAGTTAGAACAATTAGAGTATCAATATCAACAACATTTGAAGTATGGAAAAGAGTAACCTTTACGACATTTACACCACCAAAGCCCGTGAAATGCGGATTAACTTTGAAAGTGCTAAGAAGTTGCAATGTCCATTAACACACCCACTATTTAAGACAGTAATAAGGGATATTATCAACATAGATACTCCCACCGAATTACTAGCACCACTAAACAAACTTGCTTATACTTTAGTTGCACAGTATGATGCTGAAATTAAAGCAACGATAATAAGTAAAATTTAAAGAAAATGAAAGCATCAAAAGAATTATTAAACCACCTCAGCGCAAATGTGTGGGGTGTAACCGCAGATGGTTTTAGGACTATTTTAGAAGCGTATAAGGGGGATGTAGAGGAGAAGGAACAGGAACAGACTACTAAACACCCTATCGAGTTAGTAAATGAGTGTTACCCTAATGGGTGGTGTGTAGAAAAGTGTGACGAAGTAATAAAAGACATAAATAGTTTTTATGGTGCTACTTTTTTGGGAGAATGTAATTTTTATGGGCAAATATATAGAAGCTATTTTGCATCTAATTCAAGTTGGGAAATTATCATCACCCGTTCCGAGTATATGGCTATTACGAGACCACAAGAAGTTGAAAAATGGCAACCTAAAGTAGGCGATTTAGTAGAGATGTACGGTGATAATGAATCGTACGGGGTTTTTAAAGGCGAATACAGCCATACTACAAAATATGGTTTCCATTACATTAAAGGGAATGATGCCATTGGGTGTAAGAATATTCGTCCTGCTTCTAATGGTGTACACATAGAACAACCGAAGCCTGAAAGCGAACATCTATTGGAAGTATTGCAAGAATGCGTAAACGATTTGGATAAGAGAGTGAAACAGTTGGAATCAATGCAAGCACCGACATTGAAGAGACATTTATAAACAAGTAAAAGTAAGGCTACTTCACAGCCGTAAGTATAATGAATAAAGCAACATTTACAGGTAATCTTGGCGCAGATGCCATCATAAAAGATGCCGCAGGAAAAAAGGTTTTAGAGTTCAATATTGGTGTAGCAGTAGGTAGTAAAGACCAACCGCAAACGTTATGGGTAAAGTGTAGCCGTTGGAGTGAAAAGACAGCAATAGTAGACTATCTAAAGAAAGGTACTAAAGTGCTAGTTTACGGCGATATTGGTATGCAAACGTACGCCAACAAAGAAGGTAAAGAAGTTAGTAGCTTAGTCCTTAGAGTAGATAATATTGAACTACTTGGAAGTAAAGCAGATGCACAACAGGCATCAGCCCCTACACCACAGGCAGCGGCAGTAGTAGTAGATGATTCAAGCGGAGATTTTCCATTTTAGAATGGTAAAAAAGTGTTAAAATAATTTCCGTTTTAAGTTATTTATTTAGTATCTTAGCGGAAATTATTTAATATGAAAGTATGTTTTAAATGTGGTATTGAAAAGCAACTAACAGAATTTTATGCACACCCTAGAATGGCTGACGGTCACGTTAACAAGTGCAAAGTTTGTAATAAAGAAGATGTTAAGGGAAACTATTTGCAAAATATTAAAGACTCTTTATATATTGAAAAAGAGCGCAAAAGGGGTAGGCAAAAATATTTTAGACTTTATGAAGGCACAAGTAAAGCAAAGCCTAATAGTAATGCAAAATGGGCGGCTAAATTTCCCGAAAAGGTTAAAGCTACAAACTTTTCTTCTTCTTTAAAAAAGCCTTTTGAAAATGCAGAAAAGCATCACTGGAGTTACAATGAAGAACATTATAAAGATGTAATTTGGCTAACTAAAAAACATCACTTGAAAGCACATAGGTTTATTATTTACGACCAAGAACAAATGATGTACAGGCGTTATGATAATAATGTTCTTTTAGATACCAAAGAAGCACACGAAGCATTTATTAAGAATTGTATTGAACACGAAGAAGATTAATCTCACAGGCTGCAAGCCTAACACGTTTGCAGCCATTAATTAAATGAAAATGAGAGGTTCAATAGAAGTCTATTTCGATGGTGAGTTTAAGGGTAGCAGATACTATACAATGCGAAAAGAACGTAATGAATGGATGGCGCAGCAACTTAAATTATACCCACAGCACAAGCATCATAAAATTTATTTCATAAACAAACCAACAGAATACAATGAGAAGCAACATTGTCAGCGCAATACATCATCTCCGATTAGCGAAAGAACACTACCAAGACCTTCAACGGGAAATGCCCAACTCTCTTGGAGAAAAATTGGGTAAACGTTATGAGGCTAAAATAGATTGGATTTATACAGACTTCATAACTAACCCGAATTTCCCTAAAGAAGTGCGTGAAGGCTGCCGTAAAGAATGGAACTCCGATGTTTTCGCCGTTCCTGCCATTGCTGAAAAGATAGCACTACTACAACCAGAATTTAGGGAACTGTTAGAAAGTGTTATTGATGCAAAATTAAATGGTGAAGAAATTTTAATACAAGATATAAAATAAAAAAAATGTTTGACAAAGAATTTTACCCGACCCCTGATAATGTGATAGACCGTATGATTAACGGTTATGATTTTACAAATAAGATTATACTAGAACCATCCGCAGGAAGTGGTAACATTGTTAGCTATCTTTTACAGAATGGCGCAAAAGAAGTAATTGCGGCAGAAAAAAACGACAGCCTCAGAAAAATATTAAAGACTAAATGTAAAGTAATTTCGGATGATTTTATGACAACCACTAGCGATATGATTAGCCATATTGATATGATAGTAATGAATCCCCCTTTCTCAAACGCTGATACTCATATCCTACACGCCTACAATATCGCTCCCGGTTGTTGTGATATTATTGCGATATGTAATCAAGAAACTGTTAAAAATAGATATTCAAATAAACGTGGTGAATTGTTTTCTATTATTGAAAATTATGGCAGCTTTGAATATTTAGGCAATGTTTTTAGTGAGGCAGAACGCACAACAGATACGGGGATTGTATTAGTAAGAATAAAGAAAGCAGGAGAAAGTAATAAAGGCGAATTTGATGGATTTTTTTTAGATGAAGAAATTGAACAACAAGTAAACGGTATTATGTCTTATAACGTTGTTCGTGATTTGGTTAATCGTTATACGGGTGCAATAAAGATATTTGATGAGCAATTGCAAGCAGCCGTTAAAATGAATAATCTTACAAACGGTTTTTATTCCGCAAAATTAGGAATGTCTATAACTGAAAAAGATGCACCTAAAAATAGAAATGAATTTAAAAAAGACTTACAAAAAGCAGGTTGGAAGTTTATATTTAGTAAAATGAATATGAATAAATATGCCACCAAAGGGTTAAAGGAAGATATTAATAAGTTCGTAGAGCAGCAAACTGAAATACCCTTTACAATGCGTAATATTTACAGAATGCTTGATATAGTTATCGGTACTAACTCTCAGCGTATGGATAAAGCTTTAATTGAAGTATTTGATAAGTTGACAGAACACCACCACGATAATAGATATAGCGTTGAGGGATGGAAAACTAATAGCCATTATTTAGTTAATCGTAAATTTATTATGCCTTATTTGTTCAATGTTGGATACGGCGGTGAGGTTACAGTCAATTTGTACCATAATAGAAATAATGATATTTTAGACGATTTTATTAAAGCATTATGTTATCTCAATGGTGATAATTATGATAGCTTAAAAAGTCTTTATAAAACTTGTAATCGTGAAGCAAATTTAGAGTTTGGAAAGTGGCACGAATTTGCATATTTTAAATTTAAAGCATTTAAAAAAGGTACAGGGCATTTTGAGTTCTTAAACGAAAATATTTGGCATAAGTTTAATCAAAATATTGCAAGAATTAAAGGATATGCACTTTATGAGCCTAAGTATAAAAAATAACAACAATCCCTCTTCTAACATGACAGCAAAAGAAAGGTATAATGAGGTACATAGGAAGTACATGGAAGTGAAGTGTCCTACTGTTGTAGCTGATGGACATTACTCACAACCTAAGTATCCTGATATAAGAAAAAGTAACGGACTTACTAACTACATAGTAAACGCTATTAATTGGCAAGGGGGTAACGCCACAAGGGTAAGTAGTGCAGGAAGATTAGTAGATGCAACCGAAAAGCAACAAAGCGGTACAATACTAACAGTAAAAAAATATATCCCGTCTACAACCCGAAAAGGCACGGCGGATGTTACCGCTACCATTCAAGGACGTTCTGTAAAGTTTGAAATTAAGATAGGCGCAGACAAAGCATCAGCAGACCAATTAAAAGAACAAGCAAGGGAAATAGCGGCAGGAGGTTACTATTTTTTTGTTAAAACGCCAGAGGATTTTTGGTTATGCTATGAAAAAGTATTACAGGATATTCGATAGTTTTTAGTATATTTGCGGTAGTTCTTATATCACAAATACAGACATCTGCCAATGTCTTATTGATTAAATATTTTTCAGCCCTTAACGGGGAGAGTGGCAGCTCGAACCGTTAAGGGCTTTTTTATTTGCTATGAGTTTTAATAAAGAGTTATTAAATTGTCTTAAATCAGTAGTGTTGAAAGACTTTGAAAAACGTACGGAAGATTTTCCAAGTGCTTGTATTATTGGTGCGTGTGTAGGGGTTTATCACCCTAAAAAAGATAAGTATATTGACTTCATACATCAATTTGAAGTAACAACGGCGCAAGGTGAGATATCCATTATTGCAGCATTAAAAGAAGCCGAAGCTATCACAAACAAATTATTCCCCACCCTTACAACCGCTATTAATCATGGAATCATTGACTAAAGAATGTGCAATTTGCGGCAGCGAAAACATTCAGTACAAAGAAACTGAAACACAATACGGCTATTATTGTAACGATTGCTATAACTTTGGCGTTTACACCTTCAAAGAAAATTTAGGTATATGCTGCAAAAAACCTAAAACAGTAATTTACGAATTAACACAATCCAACGGCGTTTCTATTTATAGAAATGTTTGTCTTAATTGTTGGGATAATTCAAAAAATATTAAAAAAGATGAAGCCTTAAAAATAGGCATCTACGATAAAGCGGAACTTTCTTCAATTAATCAGCTAAAAGATGAAAAACACTCTGGAAGTCTTTGGAGTTACTTTTCTAAGTTAAAGCAAGACGAATATATTAAAAGAAAAGAAGCGGAAGCAGAAAAGTTTCGTAAAGAACAGCAAGATAAATCTAGCGAATGGTGGCAACGTTATAAAGAATATTTAAAGACGGAAAAATGGCAAAAAAAAAGATTGAAAGTGTTGGAACGTGATAAAAATCTTTGCCAAGCGTGTTTGGTAAACACCGCAACACAAGTACATCATTTGACATACCAGCGTGTTACCGATGAGCCTATGTTTGATTTAATTTCTATTTGTTCACCTTGCCACGAAAAGCTACATAAAAAAGAAGACGATGGATATTAGTATTTTTAGAGAATTAATTGCAATCGGTTTAAAACCTATTCCTATTTATTGGAACGCTGAAACAAAGACCGCAGATAGTCACGTTGTTAAACATAGTGAAATTACAGACGATAATTACAACAATACTACTATTGATAAATGGCTAAAAGAGATTGAGCAAGCCAATGGGATAGCTTTAAAGTTATTTCCGCCATTTGCGGCGTTTGATTTTGATTTGAAGAATACCGACAATAAAGTAGTTTTTACTGATTGGATGCAAATAGTTAAAGCTACTAATGAAGATGTTTTAAGGAAAGTTTGTATTGAGGAAACTAGAAACAAGGGATATCACATTTATTTTAAATACCCGCAGCTCAGTCACAAGATAGGTATTGCAGCCAATGATAAAGGCAATGAAATAATAAGCGTTTATACAGGTGGGTTACTAGCTTATTGCGCTCCTACACCCGGATATACTATGTTTCATAATTCATGGGAAGATTTAGAAGAACTTACCCAAGAAGAATACGATTTACTTGTATCTGTTTCTGCTACATTCAACGAGTACAAAGACAACTTAGAACACAAAGAAACTTCATTTAACCCCGTTGAGTACCCTTTAGATTATGAAAGTACTTGTTTATCATTTGACTACAATATAACGGATGAAGCCTTTGAAACGATGTTAAATGAAATGTCTTTATTTAGAAACTTATCCTATAAATATAGTAAGAATGATAAGCACATAGCATATTTACGAAAAGATAGTACAGCTACTTATTCAGCTAAAGTTTATTGGAAATCACGCAAGGTTATTCTATTTACAACATCATTACCCGACTATCCTAATTGGCAGGATAGGAAAGGGGCAAGCGATAAAAGTTGGGTACTTACTCCCTCAAGGATTATTTACTACCGAAATAAAAGAGATTGGATTAAGACTATTGAAGAAATACAAATAATTTGCGATAGTATAGGCATTGAAATAAAACAAAAGCCTATCGAACTACAACCACTTCGCCAGGATAGGATGCAGTTTCCTTATGATATATTCCCCGACTATTTACAGGAATATATTAAATGCCATAACATTCAACATGAGTACATTGCATCGTTTATGTTTTCGGCACTTAGTACGGCAATAGGTAATACTTGCTATTTAGAAGCGTTGGACGGGTATTTCGTTAAGCCTATTATCTATCTTGCAGTTGTGGCTAATGCAGGTAGCGCAAAGTCGCCTAGTATGAAGATAGCTTTTGATTTTCTTACTAAACAGGATAACGAACGCTTTAAAGAATACAAGACTAAGAAGGCTGCCTATATTGAAGAAAAAGCAATCTTTGATAAAGATAAGAAGTCAAACACGCCGCCGACATTGCCAATACTATCACAAAACATTATACAGGATGCCACAATTGAAACGGTTATAAACGTGCTACAATACAATAATAAAGGGTGTGTATTGCTTGCAGATGAGTTGATAGGTTTTATTAAAAGAATGAACGCATATAAACAGGGGGATGATTTACAAAAGTGGCTAGAAATGTGGGACGGTAGTAGCATTATGTTGCAACGTATAACCCGTGAGGAAACTAAGATAATAGACTATACTTGTAATGTTGTTGGTGGTATTCAGCCCGGTGTGTTAGACCAACTATCAAATGGGGAAAACGCCTATAATGGTTTTTACCATCGTTTTTTATTCAGCTATCCTAACCCACAAGATAAAGCATCATTTGAGCAGATATATAAGCCGACACACTTAAAAGAGCGTGTTACGACGTTATTCAGCGATTTATATGCACATCGTGACAATGAAGTAAAGACACATTATACAATGTCACCCGAAGCAATGCAACTTTATAAACGGTGGCACGACCATAAGAACACCTATTACAACAAAGCCAATAATGATAACGTTAAGGGTATCATCGCAAAATATCAAGGTTACTGCCTACGTTTTGCTCTTATTATTCAAGCCATAAGTGATGGTAGTTACCGAGTAGGTTATATAATGCAGGATAGTATGGAACGTGCTATTCGTTTAACGGAGTATTTCTTTGCCAATATGAATAAGGCTTTAAAGTTGCTTGACCCAGAAACGCCTATTGATAATCTTAGAAGCCCTTATGATAAAATATACCCAGATTTACCTGCACAGTTTACAACTAGAACAGGTATAGAAATAGCGGCACGTTACAAGGTGAAAGAGGCTACATTTAAAGTATGGTTATCTAGCAATAGAAAGTTATTTACACAGTTAGAAAGGGGCGTTTACGAGAAGTTGTAAAAGGTAAGGTAAAGGTAAGGTTAGCTATTTTTTTGCCTTACCTACCTTACTTTGAAAACATATCTCTTTAAAAAGTTAGTAAGGTAGTAAGGTTTTAGTAAGGTTTAAAAAAGTGGCTCAAACTCAATACAGTATTGAATAGTAAGGAAGTAAGGCTTACTATATAAGATATAAAAATTATATTATTATTATTATATAATATATAAGTACTTATAATTACCTATTTTACTAGATTTTTACACTTACTTATAAAACTGCCTTACCTACCTTACTTTGGTTAATTTTATCTTTTTAATCCCTTTAACAAAACTTTAACATTTGATATTGATATTTATATCAATTATAACCTTATCTTTGTGTAACAAAAGAAAAAAATATAAATACAAGTACAATGAAAAGTGAATCATTTTTAATACCAACAGAAATGTATTACAAAGCCGATGTAATTATATCTGATTCTGAAAAAAGAGTTTCAGCAGCTTTCAAAATAATATTTGAAATGAAAGGAACTACTAAACCACAAAAAGTAAGAGCTATTAATAAAGCTGGTATTGAATTAACTTTTGAAGATTGGAATACTATTTTTTCTATGTTCGGAGATTATCTATAATTTTTTAACTTTTAATTTTACAACTATGTTTTCAATTTACATTAACAACAATCCCTTAAAATGTACAGACGGTACAGTTTATACTTATGCAACGGTTAAAGAAGCCGTTTAAATGGTTAATATTTGCTATGGGTTAGCATCTTTTAAAACGTTTTGTAAAATTAAAAGAAATTGCAGCTGATGACATGATTAAAGAAATTATCTTGCAAACAGAAGCTAAAATTACAGCCGAAACAAAGGTTAAAAATAAAATATATAACGCAAAATTGATGGCATTCAATATGGATATTTTTGGGAGCGAAGTTTTGCAAATACTTAGTAAATAACACCTCAAAAGTTTGCAGACTTTCAAAACTGCTTTTTATTATGCTTTACTACTGCCGCTTCTCCGACAATATCGTCTATGTCTTCAAAAACGACATATTAGCCTCAAAATTCGATTATACTGCCTTTTGCCTTAGTGTTATATCACCGAAGCAATTTAAAGCCCTAGAACGCAATAATTACAAATTATGACAAAAGAAAAACTTTCTTACTACATTCGCACCGAACGTAAACTAAATGACATATCTTTGCAAGACATGGCAAAAGAGATAGGTGTAACACCCGAAGCACTTTGCCGAATGGAAAGCGGGAAGTATTGGATTAATAGTAAAAATTTATTTGCTATTTGCGAAGTACTGAAAATTAAAATACTAGAATGATTTACAAAAATATAACAGATATTAAGGCAAACCCTAAAAACCCTCGTGTAATTAAAGACGATAAATTTGCTAAATTAGTTAAATCATTACAGGACTTTCCAGAAATGTTACAGAAACGCCCTTTAGTTTGCTTTACCGACGTAGATAATAAAGTAGTAGTGCTCGGTGGTAATATGCGCCTAAAAGCAGCTAAAGAATGTGGAATGAAGCAACTGCCAGTTATACTTGCAGACGATTGGACGGAAGAACAAAAGAATGAGTTTCTTATTAAAGATAATGTAGGTTTTGGCGATTGGAATTGGGAAGAAATAATAGTAGATTGGGATGTAGAACAACTAGGAAAATGGGGGTTAGATGTCCCTATATTTCATAATGATTTAGAAATTAATGAAATGACTGATGATAATGTAGATATTACAGAGGAGTTCGACCCCGTAGGAAATACAGGAAATCAGCAAAGAGTTGTATTTTTATTTGATGGAAAAGATGAAGCTGAAAGTTATCTAAATTCAATAAATGTTGAATTTAAAAAAATGAATATGGCATGGCAAGTAAACATGTGTACCCCGTCTATATAATTTCTAAAGGAAGGTATGAAAAAACATTAACCGCTGATAATTTCGAAAATTCAAATATTGATTATTTAATTGTAGTTGAGCCACAAGAATATGATTTGTATTGTAAAAAATTAGGCATTAAAAGAGTTTTAAAATTACCATTTTCAAATTTAGGGCTAGGTAGTTATCCAGCTCGTAACTTTTGTTGGGAACATGCAAAATTATTAGGTTATAAATATCATTGGTTATTTGATGATAATATACAATATTAGTGTAAATGGATTAATGGGAAACGAACAAAAATAACTGATATTGATAGTGCATTATTTTTTGTAGAACAATTTACTATAAAAAACAATATTGATATATCAGGATTTGAAGAACCTAATTTTGTTGTTAAAATACCTAAAAAGCCATTTAAAACAAATTGCCACGTTTATAGTGCAATGCTAATAAAAAACAATTTGCCTTATCATTGGCGACTTAAATACAATGAGGATATAGATTTATGCTTACAAGTGTTACATAATGGTGGTAGCACTGCAAGTTGTGTTTATTATATGGCAGATAAAGTTAGTACAGCAGCTAAAATGAAAGGTGGCAATCAAACAGAGTTATATAAAGGTAACGACCCTAAAAAAAACTTATTAAAAGCTAAAATGATTGAAGCGGTATGGCCACAATATGCAAAAACAGTAATAAGATTTGGCAGACATCATCATTTAATAGATTGGAAAGTTTTTAATAAAAAAAAGTAATATATTTACAGCATTAAAAAATGAAATATATGAATAACACATTTAAAGTTCCTGAGTTTACAATTAAATTAGATAGTAAAGTAAAAGCAAGTGAAAGGATAAAGATAGAAAGTTCAAAAGACACTTACAAAGTATTTAAAGAAATATTTGATGCTGATACTATTGATTGGACGGAAACAATGATAATATTAGCATTAAGTAATTCAAATAAAGTTTTAGGGTTTTATAAACTTTCAAGCGGTGGTCAGACGGGTGTAATATGTGACCCTAAAATTATTTTTCAATTTGCTTTATTAAGTAATGCAAGTAATATTATTTTAGCACATAATCATCCCTCTGGAACTTTACAACCTTCAAAAACGGATAAAGCAACAACACAAAAAATAAAAGAGGCAGGATGTTTGTTAGATATTAGATTATTAGACCATTTAATAATTACAAGTGAAGGTTATTACTCTTTTGCTGATGATTGTTTATTATAAAATTATTCAAGATGCCATTTCAGAAAGGACATAATTACGGAAACACTTTTAAGAAAGGGCAAAGCGGCAATCCGAAAGGGCAGCCAAAAAAAGTATTGTCACGGGTTAATGAACAGCTAAAAGAAGAGGGATATTCTGCGGCTTCGGCTAATAATATAGTTGAGGCATATTCAATATTGATTAACCTAGATGAAGGACGTATTAAGTCAATTATAAGTGACAATAGTTATCCTATGCTAATGCGTATTGTGGCAAAAGAAATGCTATCTAAGAACGGTGCAGAAATGATTGAGAAAATACTAGACAGGGCGCATGGTAAGGCAATACAAAAACAAGCCCAAGTTAATAAAGACGGGGAGGATGTTAAACCAACAGTATTAGTTTACAATGGTCAAGAAATAAAACTGTAATATTTGCAAATCATATTTTCAGATAAACAAAAAGAAGCGTTTGAAGCTGTACTATCAACTAAGTACAGCTTTATTCTTTTTGGGGGAAGTATGGGTGGCGGAAAGACTTATTGGGGATTAACTACACTTTTATTTTTGTGCGAGGTATTTCCGAAAAGTAGATTTTGCGTTATTCGTGAAAACTTAGAGAAAATAAGAATTACTACTATCCCATCTTTTCAAAACCTAAAGCCATCTGGAACACTTAAAACTTCACCATTCGAATATACTCACCCCAATGGGAGTGTGATAATGTTTAAAGGTGAAAACTACGACAATGATAAGGAGTTAAATTGGTTAAAGGGATTAGAAGTAAATGGCTTTTTGTTCGAAGAGATTAACGAATGTCAAGAGATCACATTAGATATTTGTTTTGGTAGGGCAGGGCGTTGGAAAACACCAACTAAAGTACAAATTGAGCCATTTATTATTGCAACTTGCAACCCTTCAAATAATTGGGTAAAGTCTCGTGTTTACGATAAATGGAAGTCGAATACATTACCCGAAAATTGGCTTTATATACCTTCAAAAATAACGGATAACCCCTACCTTACGGAAAGCTACAAAGAAAACCTTAAAAATATGCCACGTTTTCAATATGAGGTATTTGTTGAGGGGAATTGGGATGTGCAAATGAAAACGGGCGGCGAATTTTACAAATGTTTTGAGATTAATCAGCACGTTGCAGATACTTACTACGACCCCGAATTGCCTTTACATATTTCATGGGATGACAACGTTAACCCTTACTTGCCAGTAGGTATATTTCAGATTAAGGGAAAAGAGGTTTATATGATTGATGAGATTGCAGGAGTTACGCCACTAAATACTGTTAAGGCTGTTTGTAATGAATTTATAAGAAAATATCCATCCCATCAATCAGGGTTATTTATTTACGGCGATGCAACTGCAAGTAAAGAAGATACAAAGCTAGAAAAGGGTTACAATTTTTATAGACTTATTACTGATGCTTTAGTAAGTTACCGCCCTACATTGCGAGTATTACGTTCAAACCCAAGCGTTAAAATGCGAGGCGATTGGATTAATACAATCTTCGAAAAAGAAATAGGGGGATTGAAAATAGTAATTGGCTCAAACTGCAAAAAAACTATTAACGATTTTATTGCAGTAAAAGAAGCTCCTGACGGCACTAAGAACAAAGAAACCGCAACAGACCCGAACACAAAGAAATCTTATCAAGTTGTAGGACATTTTAGTGACCTAGTAGATTATCTTCTTTGCTCCGCTTTTGCCCAAGACTTCACGGCGTATCAACGTGGGGGCATAACGCGCACCCCAACCACAGGCAAAAATGTCTCTAAAAATAATTATTAAAAATAAACGAACTATTTTAGTACTTTTACGGCAAATTTTATTTAATGGATAGCTTTTTATTTATAGGCGACTATTACAAGCAAATACAGGCAGATGCTTTAACGCAAATAATAGGCGGCAGCAATCAAATATTAGAAGCCATACAACGTGCGGCAGTAGAAGAATGTATCAGCTATCTAAAACAGAAATACGATACAACACTTGAGTTTGAGCCGGTAACTCAACATAACCGCACTTTATCCTATTTGGCAGAAAACACGGTTTATCTTAATGCCATAACTTACGACCCAACAGCTACCTACGCATTGAACGCCTATACGCTATACAATGGAAGCGTCTATGAATGTAGTTTAGCCATTACGATACCTGAAACATTTAATCCCGAACATTGGACTTTATTAGGGTTGCAATACGATTTGTTTTATGCGATACTGCCTTACCCAACATTCAACTATCAATCCTTTTATAATGTCGGCGAGCAAGTATTTTGGCGCAATAAAACATACACGGCTTTATTGCAGACGCAAGTGTTGGGGCATGATGATAAATTACAAATCAACCAAGCTGCAACCGACACAATTTTGAACGTATTCCCTGATGACCCCGTTAATGGGGTAAAGTATTGGGGTGATGGTGTCGATTATAGCGTGCCAGCAAATACGGATTTATCAAATACGACCTATTGGGCAAGTGGCGACAATAGAGACCAGAAATTGTTAATGATTTGCGTGGATATTGCACTTTACCACGTTTACGCAAGGATTGCACCAAGGAACATCCCAGATTTGAGGATACACCGATACATGGGGGATAGTCAGGACAGGGAGAAGGATACGGGCGGAAAAAGGATATTATACCCTACATATTCAGCTTTGGGGTGGTTACAAGCTGCCAGCATCGGTGACGATATTACCCCAGAGCTGCCATTGATACAGCCAGCGCAAGGCGGCAGGGTAAGGTTTGGCGGCAACTTCAAAAATATAAATTCATATTAAATGGGCGCACCTAATAACAACGGCTTTGTAGGCTTCCTT